TGGGACTGGTGATTCTATTGGAACGGTTTCTAAGGAGATCACGAACCTTGCGGACGGATTAAAAAGAGCAACTGAAAAGATGAGTACGGTTGGAAATATTTCCGAATCTGTCAATACATTTGTTCAAGCCATTGCGAGATTGGCAAGTGCGGGAAACAAGACTGGGCAGACTGCAAGCCAGTTGTCTGTACTGTCCAAGGCGTTACTTGAATTTTTTAACGCCATGCGTGATGCACCGAATATCAGTTCCGATGTTATCCGTATGACAGAAGCATTAGCACAATTGGCGAGAGCAGGTGGAAATATTGGAAGTTCCACCAGTTCTGTATCGAATTCGTTCAATACTATCAGCACTTCTTCTTCGAGGACAGAAATTGCTATACGAGGAATGTCACGGGTATTTTCCACATTTGCTTTAAAGACGATTTCTCTTGGTCAAAAAGCTGCATCTGCAATCGCAAGGATTGGAATATCTGCAATCAATACCGCATCCAAGCTCAAGAAGATGTCTGGAATTTTTACTACAATCAGCAACAAAATCAACAGTTTGTATATGCG